GGGCGCTGCCAGGTCCGCCCGGTTCAGAGCATCGGCTGTCGTCGCGCAGCGTAACAACATCGACAGGGGGTGATCCGTCATGGCCAAGGGTGGTGCACGTGCACGCTCGGGCCCTGCGCCGACGAGCCAGGAGCGAAGCCACAAGGCCAAGGCTCCCGACTCGCACGGCTGGATCACGCTCCCCGCGGACGGCCGTGAGGGCGATGCCCCGGACTTCCCGCTGACTTCCCCTGCGCCACGTGAGCTTGAGCTCTGGGAGCGCCTGTGGGAGACGCCGCAGGCGACCATGTGGGAGCAACTACACCAAGACTTCGAGGTTGCCTCGTACGTCCGCCTGTTGGTGGTGGCTGAACAGCCTGGTGCCCCCATCGTCACGTGGACGCAGGTCAAGCAATTCGCTGAGTCCCTGGGGCTGAGCGTGAGTGGCATGCAGCGCAACCGGTGGACGATTGCCAAGGTTGACGCCGACGACGAGACGCCGACCCTGTCCGCTGGCTCTCCTGTGTCTTCCCTGACTGCTCGACTCAAGGCTGTGGCCGATGGGTGACGGTAAGGTCCTGGTCGTCGCGCTTGCGTGGACTGAGGCTCATGCCGTCATCCCCGATGGTTTCCGGCAGGGCGAGCCGTTCGAGCTACTGGCTTGGCAGCTCAAGGTAGCCAGCAACTTCTACACGGTGCGTGCTGACGCCGAGGTTGGCCAGCGTTCCACTGCGTTTGTGCATCGCCGTGCGCAGGTCATCATGTCTCAGAAGTCGGGCAAGGGCCCGTTCGCTGCTGCCATTGTGTTGGCGGAAGCCGCTGGACCGACCGTGTTCGCTGGCTTCGCTGAGGGTGGCGAGCAGTACCGGTGCCGTGACCATGGTTGCCCCTGTGGGTGGGTGTACCCAGGACTAAACGGCGATGGGTACTACGCCCCGGGTGAGCCGATGGGTGTTCCTCAGCCCACGCCGCTGATTCAGCTACTCGCTACCAGCGAAGACCAGGTGGCCAACGTCTACCGTCCGCTCAAGGCCATGATTAAGCATGGTCCGTGTGGCGCGTTGATGAGCGTCCGCGAGGGGTTCGTCAGGGTTGGCGCTGAGGGGCGCATTGACGTGGTCACTAGCTCCGCGCAATCGCGACTCGGTAACCCGATTACCTTTGCGATCCAGGACGAGACTGGCACGTACACAGCGACCAACAAGATGATCAAAGTTGCTGAGACGATGCGCCGTGGTCTGGCCGGTATGTCTGGCCGCTCGATGGAGACAACGAACGCTTACGACCCTTCCGAGGAGTCGACGGCTAAGCGCACCCATGAGAGCAGCGCCGAGGATGTCTACCGGTACTTCCCGCAGGCCCCTCCGATGCTGTCCTACCGAAACAAGGTTGAGCGGCGCCGGATTCACAAGGCTGTTTACGCTGACTGCCCGCACATCGACCTAGACGCGATTGAGGCGGAAGCCAGCGAGCTAGCAGAGACTGACCCTGCACAGGCAGAGCGATTCTTCGGTAACCGCATCGTGGCTGGCGCCGGAGCGTGGATTGAGCACAACCTGTGGGAGGCTCGCGCCAACGGTGCCCGTGTGGTGTCCCCCAAGACGCCGGTTGTCCTGGGCTTCGACGGCTCTGATGTGGACGACTGGACAGCGTTTCGCGCTGAGACCCTGGACGGGTTCCAGTTCACGCCGACGTTCGGGCCCAACTCGCTGCCTACGATCTGGAATCCCGCTGACTATGGGGGTCAGGTTCCGCGTCTGGAAGTGTCCGCAGCGCTCGACGAGATTATGCAGCGCTATGACGTCAAGCTCCTGTACGCCGACCCCCCTTATTGGGAGTCCGAGGTAGACACTTGGGTTGACCGGTACGGGGACCGGGTGGTCATCGGCTGGTACACGCGCCGTGTCGTTCAGATGCACGCTGCTGCTGAGCGTCTCAAGACGGACATCAGTAAGGCCGATACGCCGTTTTCGCATGACGGGTGTCCGATCACCTCGGGCCACATGCGGAATGCGCGCGCTGCTGCTCGACCCCAGGGCCGCTATGTGCTGGCCAAGTCGGCGCAGGATCAAAAGATCGACGCTGCGGTTACTTCCATCCTGGCCCACGAAGCTGCGATGGATGCGGTAGCCGCTGGCATGGCTGCACCCAAACGGAAGTCCTACTACTACGGAGCATGAGCCCACCAGGAGGGGGCATCAATGGCTACTGAGTCCGAAGCCCTGCGCCTGATAGGCCTACTCGAAGATGAGCTACGCACGCGCCGGACAGAGATCGACCGGAACGAGCAGTACTACCGGGGCAAGCAACCGCTGAGGTTCGCCTCGGACGAGTTCAAGAAGTATCACGGGCAGCGCTACCAGGGGTTCGCCGATAACTGGGTACAGGTGGTGTCTGACGCGCCTGTAGAGAGGCTCACAGTCAATGGCGTTATGCCGTCCGGGCAGACCGAGGCTGACGCCGAGTTGTGGCGCGTGTGGCAGATGAACGGCCTAGACGCTGACTCGCAGCTTGGCTTCCTGGGAGCCGTGAACTCTGGCCGTTCCTTCGTGCTCGTGTGGGGCAACCCGGACGACCCCGAAACGCCAGAGGTCACCTTCGAGGATGCCTCGCAGTGCATCGTCACGTACGAGCCTGGCTCTCGCCGGAAGCGGCAGGTAGGGCTCAAGCGGTGGGAGGACGGCGGCGACGACTATGCCACGCTGTATCTCGCTGATGAGGTCTGGAAGTTCAAGCGCGCGCGTACCGGGCAGGCTCAGAAGTCGACCGGCATGCAGGACGTTGACGATGAGTTGAAGCGTTGGGAACTCCGCGAGACTGGCGACGAGCCTAACCCGCAGCCCAACCCGCTCGGCGTGGTCCCGCTGGTCGAGCTCCCCAATAGGCCAACCCTGGTGGGCGAGCCAATCTCGGATATCTCCGGCGTGATCGCTGTGCAGGATGCGGTAAACCTCCTATGGGCGCAGCTATTCACTACCTCTGACTACGCTTCGTTCCCTACGCGCATTGTCCTGGGTGCTGAGCGTCCGGTTGTCCCAGTGCTCGACGCCTCGGGGCAGATCGTTGGCGAGCGCCCGGTAGACATGGAAAAGTTCGCCGTTGACCGTGTGCAGTTCTTCACGGGTGACAACGTGCGCACGGAGGAATGGTCAGCGGCCAACCTGGGTGCCTATGCGGACATCATCGAAACGGCCGTTGGCCACATCGCCGCGCAGACCCGTACGCCAGCGCACTACCTAATCGGCAAGATGGCGAACCTATCCGGTGACGCGCTGATCGCTGCTGAGACCGGTTTGGTTAAGCGGGTCGAGGAAAAGCAACTGTGGTTTGGGCAGGCACTCCGCGAAGTGTTCGCCCTGATCGCGCTGGCGCAGGGCGACGAGAGCAAGGCTCTGGCGGTTGCTGGTGGCCGAGTGCTCTGGGCTGATGCTCAGTCCCGCTCTCAGTCGCAGCTAACTGACGCGCTGCTGAAACTCAAGCAACTCGGGTTTCCGTTTGAGTTCCTCGCGCTGCAATACGGGCTTACGCCGACCGAGGTTGCCGACCTACTCGCCATGAAGGACAAGGAACTTCAGGCAGACCCGATGGGCGCCTTCACGCAGCTTATGGCGCAGGACCCATCACAGGGAGACAACACGGATGGTCAACAGTCTGGTAGCCCGAACCCATCAGGAGACCCGGGCCCAACTGGCTAGCGCTACAGCGCGGGCAGTTCTCGGCGAGTGGGCCAAGGTGAACCCTGACGCCGTCGCGCGTGACTGGGGGAGTCTGCTTCCCAAGGTTACGGCCATGGTTCAGGCCGGGCAGTTGCACGCCGCCGAGGGAACACAAACCTTCATGCGTGAGCTGCTCGGCCCATCGGCCCTGGTGCGTGCGCTCGCTATTGATCCGGCGCAGTTCGCTCGGGCCACCCCGGACGGCCGTGACCTTATGGGTCTGCTGGCCCGGTCCATTCCCACAGTGCTGCGGTTTGTGGCGCAGGGCGAGAATCCGCGCTCTTCACTGCTGCGGGGGGCGGCGTTCCTCAATCTGGTTGTGCGTACCGTCATCGCGGATACGGGCAGGCAAGCGGACCAGGCCGCAATGGTCTCTAACCGCAATGTGACTGGCTACGTGCGCGTGGTCCAGATGCCTGCCTGCTCTCGCTGCATTGTGCTCGCTGGCCGTGAGTACCACGTGTCGAGTGGGTTCCTGCGCCATCCTCGCTGCGATTGCACGATGGAGCCTGTTACCAGGGAGCATCAGCCCACCCCGCTTAGCCCTAAGGCTACTTTCGACGGCATGTCCGCTGCCCAGCGACGCAAGGTTTTTGGGGAAGCGGGGGCCAAGGCGATCGGCGATGGCTCGGACATTGCCAACGTGGTGAACGCGCGCAAGTCCGTTGACAGGGTCGAAATGTTCGGGCGGAAGGTGCAAGTCACCTACACGAACACGGGGACCCGTCGCAGGAAGAATCCTCCAAGGCTGATGCCCGAGGAGATTTACCGGTTGGCCGATGGTGACCGCGAGCACGCTATCCGACTGCTCGACAAAAACGGCTACCTCCTCTGACCACCTACGAACTTTCGTATGCGCGCAACGCGCCTGA